TTTGGTTTAGGCAATGGCATTAAAAAATCTTTAGGTGGCATTTTTAATGTATCTTTTTTCATTATATCTTTTGTACCCATAAATTTTTTATCTTTGTGTTCAGGTAGGTTTTGATAATCTTTTCGTAAATCATCCCATGCACTACCCTCAGGTCGTTCTTGATTTTCATCGTTAATGATTATACCAGAGCATTTACTAACTAGCAATTGGAAGTTAGGATTAGATTTTAAAGTAGGGTTTCTATTAACTTTTCCACACATTTTCATGAGTTCTAGCTGTTGTTTTAACTCCATATTTTCTTGCTGTATTTCTTTAAATTCATCAGTGCAAGCTGAACCTAGGTATTTTCTATATGTTAAACGTATGGATTTATCATCATGAGGGCTACTAGAATTATTTTCAGGATTAAAATGTCTATAACTATTTTCTGAATTTCTTTGTTCTAAAGATACTGAAAGATCACCAGTGCTACAAGTGTTAGTACCATTATTAAGATAATCATTTCTGCTATGCGCAGGTTTGATAAAACATAACAACACAAATAAAATAATTAATGCACCTGTAAAATAATAATTCATCCTGGCATTCTCCATGTTGCATAAATCCTTAATAGTTAATTTCTCTGTTCAAGTCTTTTATATCGTAAGTGTGTTCTCTAACTTGATCAGCTAAAGTTCTGTATAAATTTTCTGCCATCTGCCATGTAGCTTCTGCAGAAGATAATCTTGTGTTAATATCTGTAATATTTTTTGATAATTGACTTACATCTCTTTCAAGATTAGTAAGTCTTAATTCGTTTTGATTAATAGTATCTGTAAGATTAACAATATATCTAACACCAGTAAATGTTCCGACTATAACCGAAGCTACAACCGGAACCATTACTATATTTTTTTTTAATATATCTACTAAATTCATTATCTAAACCAATTTAAAATTTTCTTCCACCAAGAAATTTTAACTATAATTTCTTCAACAATGCACTGACACTTTTTTTTCTCAAAGTTACAATTTATACATATATTTAAACTCATTTTTTATCCTCTATATTATAAAACATTTTATCAGAATCTTCAGTTACCCAATCTCCACCCTCACAATCCCATATAGTATTTTGCACACTATAATCTGGCCAATCATTATCGGTTGTGTAACTATTTACATGCCAAATGATTCTGTTGTTTGGCTGCGCAGCATAATTGCCGTTTTCAAGTGCTATTATATGTGCACACTTGTGTTCTTGCGGAATTTCAGAATGTTCCGTATTTAGTATATTAGTCTCTGGATGCGCCCAGTCAATAGTAAATAAGTATTGGCCTTTGTAAAATTTTTTATCTTTACCTAGATACTTACCTTCTATACCAGCCAACCAATCAAAACAATGAACACTAGGCCAGTAACTAAAACAGTTCCACAATTGAAGCGAATCCAATTGCATATCGGGCACATCAGACCGTTTGTACGACTTCTGGAAAAATGCTGAAATAGGTAGGCGCCAAAAACACGCACCATTTGGTAACATAATATTAAATAAGAGAGCCCTGCCTGAAATAGAGACCAGACCAAAGATAACACAGTCACTACTTTCTCCTTGATGTTCTTTAAGATCATAAAGATACTCCTTCCTTATTTTACAATAAATCGGCGGTATGTTAGCATTTAAATAAGCCATAGTACATTATTTTATTTCTCCCCAATTAGGACCAGATTCGTAGTCTACTTTATTAGGTACTTCTAAGTCAACCGCATTTTCCATAATGTCTTTTATTTTTTTAGCTTGACTTTCTGATTCTATAGAAAAATCAAGTTCATCATGTATTTGTATATGAGATAATAAACCTTCTTTATATAAATCAACCATTGCTTTCTTAGTCATGTCTGCTGCACTACCTTGAATTAATTTGTTTAATGCTTTGTATGTAAAGGCTCTACGTGTAGAATTTTGATGCCAATAATTTCTTTTTGGTTTACCGTCTTTACCTTTTACAATATTACCTTCAAAATCTTTTATGTGTGGACCCATCTCTTGTAATTCTAACATACGTTCATGATCTTCTGGTGGTACATAAGTTCCCCAATCAGCTCCTCTAAGTACAGGTTCGTATTTAGGAAACCTACAACGTCTTCCAAGTAGAGTTTTGATCTGTCCTTTACTTTGTCCTGCAGTCATAACTTTATTCATTAATTGTTTTACGAAAGGTGCTTTAGCGTGGTACTGTGAAAATAATTCTTCGGCATGATCTTTATCAACACCTAACTCTGCTTGAAGTTTTGCTTTACCCATACCATAAAATAATCCAAGGTTAATTGTTTTTGCTTGTGATCTCGGTATGTGTGCCATCTCAGCTACAATTTTGTGAAAGTCTGTTGAAGGATCTGTTTCATAAGAATCTGCAATTGCATTTACAGAAGGTAAAGAAAATTTTAATGCGTAGTGTGCAACAAGTCTTGGTTCCTGTTGCGAGTAATCAAATGTTCCCCACTTACAACCTTCTTCAGGTATAAATAAACTTCTAAGTAAGGGCCCTGTTTCCGGATCCCTGGCGGGTATTTGCTGTAGGTTTGGATTTGAATAACTAAATCTACCTGTAACAGTTCCACCTTGATCAGAACGTATCTGGTTTATATCAGCATGTATTCTACCATTATGTTCATGTTTAATAATTGAATCAATAAATGTAGTTCTAACCTTGTTTATTTTACGTGCTTCTGCTATCATGTTTACTACAGAATTATCATGATTAGTTATAAAATTTTTAGTAAATGAAGGAGAGTCCGTCTTTTCAGTTCGGGTATAAGGTAGCTTCAGTTTTTCAAAAACTTTCGCAATACTTGCTGCAGCCCATATTTGAGTATCTACTCCTGTTTCTATTTTTATTTGTTGTAATAAGTTTTCTTCTTTTGCTGCCAGTGCTTTTTTCAATTGACTGGCTTTCTCGATATCTACCCGAACACCTAGGTGGCGCATATCAACTAAACAAGGAAATAGATCAGTTTCAAGATTAAATATGTCTTGTAGGTTATCTTCAACAATTACTTTTTTTAATTTGTGCCAAAGTTTTAAAGTTATCTCTGCATCTTTTTCTGCGTAAGCTCCTACTTCCATTGCAGGTAATCTCCACATATCAGCTTTTGGATCTAATCCTCTCGACTTAGCTGCTTCAACTAATCTTGCTTCACTTTTACCTTCACCTAAATGATTCCAGGACAAAGTGTTTAGTGTATATGAAAATCTATTCTCATCTATAAGACTGGCTGCAATCATGGTATCTATTATTAAACCATTGATTTTTATACCTAAATTTATAATCCAACATACGTCGTACATTGCATTATGAAATATTTTTGTAGCAGGTGATTCACAAACATCTCTAAACCAATCTAAAGTTTTCTTACGCTCCATGTTTGGTCCTTCACCATGAGCAATTGGAAAATAATTTTTATATCCATCTACTGCTACAGCTATACCTACTACTTCACCATCACCAGCAATTGCACCTGAACCTGTTTCTTTTAAATTTGGATCACGTGTTTCTAAGTCAATTGCAATTTCATTTGCCGATCTAAGATCCGGATACTCTGTAGGTACTACCCATTCTGTCTGTGCTACTATCATATTAATTTACTCCAAAAATAAATAGTAATTAATGTATAAAAAAATAAATCATGCACTGCTTTTGGATTCATTTCTTTTTTAAATCTTTCATTGTTTTAATTTGTAATTCACAATAATGAATTATCTTTTCCAAGTCTTGTATGCCATTTTTATTTTTATAACGACACACATACTTTATAACATTCCCCTGGAAAAAGGAAAGGTCGTTCTTAGAAATAAATTCATATGGCTGTATGTGAAAGTCTTTGTAGTGACTCCCGCCTATCTGCTTATCTTGTGGAAATGCTTCATCGAACATATCTTTACTTGTCATAACTGGTAACCCTTTCTTGATGTGTTTAGTTTTATTTTATATAAATTGTTACGTGCTCTTGTGGTTCCTACGTACCAAACTCTATGTTCTTCATCTGCTTTGTCTTGACTTTGTTTTATGGCTTCAATAATTTTTTTGCCCATATCCAAACATAGAATCACATTGTCCTGCTCTCCACCTTTTATAGCGTGTATAGTTGATAACCATATTCTTGCAGGTTCTTTTAAATTTTCTTTGTTTTCTAAAAGACGTAATAAATATTCTTTACTAACATCTTCTTCTAATTTAAATGCATCAAACCAAGTTTTGTTTTTATTTAGTTTTATTTCTCCCGTAAAATTTTTTATATTTTTTAATTCTTCTTCAGTTAACTCTCTACCTTTACGCCATTCATTGTAACTATTCATAGCATTAAACATTGTAACCTTAACACTTTTGCCCCTGTTACTTTCAAAATATAAACCTTTTTCTATTAACATATCTTGTATTTTCAAAAGCTTAGATACTGTTCTAGTTATAATTAACCATTTACCTTTAGTTAGATCTATCTCATCTAAATTATATATCTCTTCACATTTACCTTGATAGTTTCTAGGGTAATACTTTTTTAATTTTCTAATGCCTACAATATTATTGATAGGTATAGTGGATTGTAATTGAATTGATTTAGATACTCTTTTTGAATAGATTAATGTTTTTTCTTTTGCAGGTTCTGCAATAAATCTTTTTACATCTGCACCGGCCCACGCAAATATAGCCTGATCATCATCACCTGCTAAATAAATATCTTTAGTTTTTGTTTTTAAAATATCAAATAGTTTCCACTGTAATGGTGAAAGATCTTGAGCTTCATCAATAAATATAACATCAAATTCTGGTATGTTCTCAGGTTGATCTGTTAAAATTTGAATTATGTTATTAAAATCTAGTAGTTTCTTTTTAGATTTATATTCCAATAAGTTATTGTAGATATGATCTAATTGTTTCCAATTTACATTTCTTGGATCGTGTTCTTCTAAATCAAATTCTTTTTTAATGTCTGTACATTTATTTACTGCTCTACTTATTATTTGAAAATATGGGTTTTCAAAACCTAGATAAAAAGATTCGTCTTTATTGTACCTATCATAAAATTTTACTTGAAGATTTAATTTTTTACCAAACTCTTCATAGTGATAGGGTTGCATAATATCTTCTTGACTAATATTTAAATCATCAACTTTAATACATTCAAATGCTAAAGCATGAAGTGTTTTAAAATATCTTAATTTTTTATTTTCAAATGGCATTCTTTGCTTTGCTTCTTCTGCAGCTTTCTTAGTAAAAGCAAAATAACCTATACGATGTAGAGGTGTTTTATATTTTCTTATATAAGCTTTAGCTCTATTAATTAATTTATACGTTTTACCTGTACCTGGAGGACCATAATATTTATAGATCATACTATACTGTCTTGACTTTCTATCTCTATAGTTTCTTTTACTTCTTCTGGTTTTTCAAAAATATGTAGAGGTATTCTTGCAGTTCTTATTGCTTTGAAATAATTACCCTCATCATCTTGACCTGGGAATCTTTTTTGTTTACCAAACAAAGCTCTTTTGTTTTGATCCTTGTCTTCACCATTAAATAGTTCATGTGAAATCATGTATGATGTTTTCTGTGCATCGTATTTCCATTCTTCATTTTTTAATTTGTCAAAAAATTTATCAAACACAAACCATGCAAACTCACCTTCAACAAAAGGTCTACCACTTTCAAATGACATATAGTTTGTAGCCTGAGCCCCGTATATATGTTTCTCTAATAATTTTTTAAGTATATCAATTGGACTTGTACCTTCTGCAGGTTCTATGATTTCTACTTTATCTTCTGGACTACTTAGTGTTTTTAAAATTTGATCAAATTTATCTTGTTTTATTGTAGGTGCTGTTATTAAAGCTTGTTCAAATAATACATTTTTAAATTCGTGTACTTGAGTTAGTTTATATGTATTTTTACAATGCAATTGTACTGTTTCTCCACCTTCTTTTTCTACTGTAACTCTCCACTCTGGATTAGGTTTTATATTTATCTTCTGTAAATTACTTAACATTGGATAATTTTCTTTTTCACCCGATAAAACACCATATTTTCTTTTAATACACAAAGCTTTCATACAATGTGGTTCTAGTAATGGATCACTACATGTAAAACCTTTCTTTTGTTTTTCCCAGTTTTTTATTTTTGATTTTATGTGATCGTCTGTCCAATTTTCATCAAATTTAAAATAATCTCTACCTGCTTTTACAATCATTTTTTTCCAAGTATCTTCACCAGGATATTTTTTTTTAGCAAAGACCATGTAGTTATATAAAAACCTATCTCTACCATCTGTAAAAGTCATTTGTTCTTTAGTTAGTTTCTGTAAACATGGTGGTCCATCTTCAAATTCTTCTCCACCACCTTTTAGTTCTGAATAAATTATATTTTCTTTTATTTTTTTAAAATCTTTTGGATCTACTAAATTTAATCCAACTGTTTGTACAAATTTTTCAAATGGCATTTGACTACCATCTATATCTAATGCTTTTCTATCATCACCGTTGTATGGTAAATTAATAAAATTACCATTAGATACTGTCCCATCAGTAGATATTAACTGTGTTTGTTTTGGAAATATTTCTGTTGCATGAGGTAACTTAAATGGAACCAACAACTCTTCTAAAAAACTTCTTATCTCTTTTGCTTTAACCAACCGAGTGGTGAATACATATAAATGTAATCCACCACTTTTTGATAATATGGGTATTATTGGTAGGTTTTTATCTTGGATGACATCAAGATAAAATTTTTTATCTATTGGATATTTATCTACATCAATTGCACCAAATCTAGCCATGCCTTCATCAGTACAAGGTTGTATTCCAATTGATTTAATTGCTTTTAAATGATCTAAATAATCTTGATTAGTGACTGGTTCTTTAGTCCATTCATGTTTCCATTTTTTCTTTCCTGTTTCCGGATCTATGTAACCGTCATCAACTTTGCAGACACCATAACTTCTAGTTAGTCCACTAAAATATTCTATATATTCTTTCATTTGTCATCCTTTTTAATTTTTTTAAAGGCGGTTCCAGTCTCCCTTCACCGCCTTTGTACTCACTGACCAAGTGTACTTTCCCAATAGGAAACTATATAATGTCTTTTGATTTAGTTTCTTCAACTTTTTCATACTTAGGTTTGTTTAAACCAGATGATACTTGTTGATGAAACTCTTGACCCATTTGATACAAAGATGCATCTTTTTGATCAGAAATATCTAACATTCTAACCAACGATGGTTTGTATATATGCCAAGTTTTATCACGCGCACTTTTTTCAGCAGTCTGTAATTTAAACATTGCAGAATATGCTGCTGGTTGAAAAGAACCTTTTTCATCTGTCATTAACAAATTGGAAATAAGATCGTTCAACTTTCTAGCAGGTGTAAGATTAGATGATCTCATTGTGATCACTGCTTTTCTTGGCGCACCATTTATCATTACAATAATGTAAAAGTACATAGTTTTTTCAAGATAGTTACCATTTTGTAATCTATATTTTATACCACGCATTTCTTCTTTTGCATTAGCAGGTGGAGTTAAATGTGTTCCAACCGGTGCTGACGGACTATCTCCCATTTCTTGCCACTCTGGATATCTAGTCTGTGTATGTGCTACAATAACTTCAATACCTTTTTCACCATCCATAGGTTGTCCGAAACTATTAGAATATAACATTCCAGGATCAGCACCTTCTACATGTTTAGGGCTTCTTGAGTTACACTCTGGTGATAGTTGATGTAAGATTTTCAGAATCGGTGTTGATACGTCATCTGATTTTATTTCCTCTGCACCTTTACCTGAATCAGCTCTAAGGTTTAGAGTTGCTAGTGCACCTGCACTATCTTTTTTTACGACTTGTTTGTCCATACTATATCTCCTTATTAGTTT